CAAAAAAGAATCCCATTGAAATAGAGGGTTTCTGGATTCTTCCAGAAGAAAAAACGGAGCCCTTTATTAAAGTGAACTCATTTTTAAATAAATCAGGGAATAACGTGGGTTATTCCGGGAAAAACTCAGATACTTCCCGGGAAATATCCCTAAAGGAAAGTAAAGTAAAGGAAAGTAAAGAAAATAAAAGTAAAGATATAAGCCCGGAGCTTCCAAAAAGCACCAGGCAGGAAGCGGTGTATGAACTGATTTTAAATGATGGATCTTATTATCCAGTTTGTACTCAGGAGATTGAAAAGTACCGGAGCCTGTATCCTGCTGTTGATATAGATCAGGAATTTCGTAAGATGATAGGCTGGCTTGATACCCACCAACAAAACAGAAAGACAAAGCGTGGAATTAATAAATTCATAAATAGTTGGATAAGCAGAGCGCAGGACTCGGCCAGGCCTATAAGAAAAGAGGAGCCGAAAAAAAACCAGTTTCAGAGTTTTCCACAAAGGGAAACGGATTATGATGCTATTGTCAACGCGCAGTTAGGAGAAATGGGGAAAAGTTAAAGGAGGATTGACCTTGGAAGAGATGGATCCTGTTGTCAGGCAGGAAAATGATGAAGATATAAAACCAGAGCCTTCTCACTGGTATGAAGGGCATATCAGCCTGGAAGACGCAAAGACGTTTATTAAAAGTAATATTACAACGGCAGCCCGTTCCTTTATTGCCATTGGATTTTATTTGAAATGCGTTAGGGATCGGGGATTGTTTGCAGAAGATAATTATCAGGATGTCTGGGATTTTGCCAAATCAGAATATGGTATAAGCAAAAGCACAGCCAGCCGTTATATGTCCATGAATGACCGCTTCTCTGAAAACGGTAACAGCCCTAATATAAAAAGTGAATACCGAACATTTGGGAAAAGTCAGCTGCAGGAAATGCTATATCTGGAAGATGAACAGCTTGATCAAGTAAAGCCTGGAGACAGAGTGGAAGATATTCGGAATTTACGAAGACCCAAGGAGATCCCATACATAGAGCTGCCAGGGCAGATGGATTTTGAAATAGACTTTCCTGATATTCTGCCTCCGGATCAGATAGAGCAGCCGGTCATGTCACATAAACAAACTTTTGAAATAAATGTGGAGGATCTGCTGTCTGGTGAGGAGCAGGAGGCTATTGCGATATCGCAACAAGAAAAAGATCAGGAGGCAGAGGAACTCCAGGATCGGACTGCTTATGTAAAAGAGCAGTACAGATTGCAGAATTCATTCTTGTATCCCTTTGCTGTCTGGTTAATAAAGAATCATAAAGCATGGTTTATGGAAGATTACATGAATCGCGTGATAAAGGTTGATAAATCAGAGGGGCAGTTAAAGTCATATCTTGGGGCATACCCAGACGGAAGCAGTTCTTATGGATTCCCGGTAGATAGTGAGACCTATTACGCCAAACTGTACGATAACAGGATTGTGATATCACATTTTACAGATGGAGGGACCGTTGTAGTAGATGGAACTGCAGAATGGTTTTATCTGGCGGCAAGCGTTCAGGTTCAGTGGAATGTTGTGGCATTGGAGGAGGTTCAGGAGGAGAGAAGGGCGAAAGAGGATCGTGGTACCGGTGTATTTAATTCTACCCCTACCAGTTGCCCGCATCGGGAAGAATATAGCTGCACTGTTTTGGCGGAGAATAAATCAATCCCTGGAGATGGAAGTAATTGTGGATCCTCCTGTTGTTGGACATGTAAGTTCCAAGGTATGTGCAAATTTGAGTGTAATGCTTCAGCAGGCCGTAATGGAACGTTTCCAGAGTATGACGCAGCATGGTTTGTAAGAGAATGGGCGAAGCGTTCACCTGGAGATTTAAAAAAGGTATTGGGTGCTTGCCGCAGGGGTTCCACCAATGCGGAGAGGGCGAAAGCTGTGCAGAAGGAGATATCTCCTTATGGAGCTTATTGCCATAGTTGTCGGGAATATGATTTTTCTTTTCACGGTTTTGCTGGAGGGATAGATCTTGAAATTGGAAAGGTTGAAACCCATCTTAAGTATGGTCGGTTTGTGCAGGAACTCATGAACCTGTATCCGGATTTTGAGGGGCCTGTAGGCAAAGAGCCAGAAGTTGTTATTGAAGAACCAGAAAGCGTACCGGATCAGGAAGAAAACGTACCGGAATGCCATGAAACCGTAATTGATGGAGAATATGAGGAAATTCTAGACTTATCCGATCCTATAAAAACAGTTCTTGAAGAAGCAAAGAAAACCCTCAAAGATTTGATGAGCGCATTTGAAGGAGAAGTGCCGGAGAAGTGGCCGCCATTCATTGAGCGTCAGAAGATAATCGTTGCAGCACTGGTGGCTATGGCGGGAGAGCAGGAGCAGCTGGAATCAGAGTCACAGCCGGAACCTGTAAAGTTGGAACAACCAGAACTTCCTATTCTGAAGAACAATGAACAGCGCGCTGCTTTCATAGATGCCTATAAGACATGGCCAATTTGGATCGAAACCAAAGAAACAGGGGAACGGTACTACCGGTATGATTTGTCAGAAAAGGCTGCCATTGTGGTAAAGGTATACTGGAAGCATTCCTGGGAGAGTTATAAGGAATCCAGAGACTACGAATACGGTGCAGCGCAGTATTACCTTCTGGGAGTGAAGTCAGAGTGGCACAATGGTAAGAATGTTTATGTAGAAGATGAGTTCAGGACATTTTATGAGTGTGGGACAAATCGATCTGCCCTGGTGGAATACTTGAAGGAATTTCAGAAGAGTAAATGATTTCCCCAAAAAAGGGAGATGCCGACAGGGAGACGAATCCTGCCGGCTAAAGTATGAAGATAAAAACTTTTCTTCTCAATTAATATACCATTCACTCCTGAAATGAAGCTTAAATTTATAGCTAATATTGGGAAAAAAGGGAGGAGCCGGTAAGATTGGGGGAATCCTACCGGCTATGTATGAAAAAAAGATTTATATTATAAGGTTGTTTGCCTCTTTACAAGTATTAATATACCGAGAAAATGTGACGGGAGTTTGATGGTTCTGTGAAGAGATTGTGAAAGAAAGATTGTACATTGGAAACTTAATATTGAATGTTAGTAGTTTTTTAGATAAAATGATGATAAGATTTTAATTGTTATTAAATGGAGGGAGAGTATAGGTTATGTCAGCAAAAAACATAATGGGGATAGCAGCTAGAGTCGCATTGGAAATTAATCCTGTGACATCTTTGATTTTAAAAACAACAGAATTTATGATTGAAAAATCTAATGCTGTTGTGGAAGAAGGTAGTATTGAGGAACTAAAGGCAGAAGCTATGCGCCAAGAGATAAGCTTAAAAATGGCTAAAGAGCAAGCAAGGGTGTCTCAAGAGATTGCAATTGCGCGTAGAATAGATACTGCTGAAGAGGTGACTATAGAAGAATTTTATGATACTACCGGAGAGGCGAACTTGGGCTTCAAATCTACTGAAGAGGCTATTTCGTTTGGCGTTAATGGCTCAGGAAAACATGTTACTAAGCGAGTGTATAAATTTAAAGGGTGGCATGACATTGGCTTAGGGAATGCTGAAAACTTAAAAGAAACATATGAGGTAAATGATTAAGTAATTTTAAAGATTTAAGTTTAGAATATATCAAAAAACTACTAACTATCAATATTGAGTTGGTAGTTTTTTTATTGCCAAAAAGAAAAAGGAGATCAGATGGCAGAGCAAAATGAAATGTTAAAGATCATCACTCCAATGATGGAGCATGTATGTGATCACCTGTGCCAGTTCCCTGGGGAGATCAGTGATCAGGAAGAAGTGGACAAGATCTGCGGAGGTTGTCAGATGGGAGATCATATCTGCAATATCTTGAATACCTATAATCGGGTGAGCAGTTCTGGGGCAGAGACATTACAGGGACAGGCTGCACATGAGAACATGGTGGCTGACTGGAAGTGGCATTTAACGGAACGGTTTAACCGGGTAGTTTAAGGAGGTACATATGAAATCATTATTACATTATCCCGGTAGCAAGAAACGGATCGCTTCCTGGATAATTGAGAATATGCCAGAGCATCACAGCTATCTGGATCCGTACTTTGGAGGAGGTGGTATGTTCTTCGAAAAGCCTCCCTCCAAGATCGAGACGGTGAATGATCTTGACGGTGATGTTGTGAATTTCTTCCGGGTGATACAGAATCCGGAAAGTTGTAAGAAGCTGCAGGACTGGCTTACATATACGCCGTATTCCAGACAAATGTACGATGAATCGTTTACAAAGGAGCCGCAGTCACCAGTGGAGCAGGCTGGATACTTTGCAATCCGATCTATGCAGAGTCATGGTTTCCGGCTGACTGAGAAATGTGGCTGGAAGAAAGATGTTCACGGCAGGGAAGCAGCCTACGCAGTCCGGAACTGGAATAGGCTTCCGGAAACACTGGCAGATATGGCGATCAGGCTGAAAGGCGTACAGATTGAGAATAAGCCGGCGCTGGAACTGATCAGGGCTTTCAATCATGAGAATGTCCTGATCTACTTGGATCCGCCTTATGTACTGTCCACGAGAAGCCGGAAGCAGTATAAGTATGAAATGTCCGATCCGGATCATGAGAAGCTACTTATGACGGTGATCTTCAGCAAAGCTAAGGTCATGCTTTCCGGATATGATTGTGAACTGTACGAAAATTACTTGAAAGGCTGGAGGAAAATACAGATTCCGGCCAGGGCGCAGAACAGTCTTCCGAGAGTGGAGACATTGTGGATGAATTTTGAACCGGAGAATTAGAATTTTGAGGAGGTGTGAAATGGAGATCAGGATAGTGTTTGATTAATGGCTTATGATTTTGAGGACTACGGCGAATTATGGGAACTGCTTGATGAGCGAGATTCTAATGTTGAGGAAACCAAGGAAGCTGATGGAGTGCATTTCTCGTAATTTTGGACATGAAAATGCGCTGATATAATCAGCGCATAGTAGTTAATCAATAATGGGATTTCGTATAAGCTTCCATCTCTGACTCAGAAGAAAACGAGGTCTCATATGAGGTAACCAAACCGCTTGGATTGACTACTCTGTAATAGTGAGTACCATCTGATTCAACTCTTCCTAAGGTAAAAACCCAACGATTAATAACATAGCAATCCTTCATATAATTTACCCCCTAATTTATTATGATTTAATTATATAACGATGATATAAAATGTCAATTAATATTGGAGGCCATTAATAAGTATGCGGCAGTTTGTGGAGGAAAAACGGGAAGAAATAATGTTATTGCAAGAGAAAAAATAGTAGTCCAGGTGGAAAGAGCCGTTGAGGATATAACTAATCAAGAAAACTGAATTTTCCCAGAGGAGGGATACATTGAGAAAATCATCAAAAGACTGCAGAGCAGACAGAGCCAGCGTGAACAGTCGCATACAGGCAGAGGTGGATGAAGCTATAAAGGCGCCGCCGCTCATAAGTTTTAGTGCACAGATGCCAGCTTATGCATATACAAGCCTATGTCCGGATCCGAAGCGTAGGAAGCCTCCTGCGAGGAAGAAGGTGCTGCATGAAGCTTTTAGATAAACAGAAAGTCACTGTCCAGGTTTATCCCGGGAGAAAGTTGGGGACCATGATCGGCAGCAATGACGGTCTGATGGGAATTCTGTTAAGCAGTGGTGATTACATAGACATTCCCCAGGAGAGGGTGAGAATTGTGACGGTGGAGGTAGAGAAGAATGGAAAAGAAAGCTAAGAGTCCGGCAGAACAGCTGACGGAATTTCTCAATTTTGTTGATCAGTGTACCACGGAGTACCGGCTTGCCTGTGATTCAGTGAGTGAAGAGGACAAGCGCCTTCAGGATCTTCTTCATGGTATAGAGTTCTCCGAAACGAGATCAGAAGCAGATAAGGTTACAACAAAGCTTCGCAGAAGTCGAAAACTGCGGAGAGAATACAAAGATGCAGTAAAGAGATATCAGCTGATCGTGGAGTTCTTCAATGATCAGAATAATAAGGCAACGCTTAATAAGATGCGGCAGCTCCTGGGGAAACAGAGAAAGGAAGAGGAGTTTCTTAATGGCAAGCGTGTTTATAAGCCAAGGGCGAGCAGTTGACAGCAGGGAGGTGGTAGATTGGATATTAAGATAACTAAAAAATTCTTGGAGGATTATAAAAAAATAAAGCGGGAGATTCCTATTCTGGAAGCAGAACTGCAGGAGATGACTACAACAGAAGCTGGAATGGGTAATGATACTATTTTCGATTATCGTGACGGATATCCAAAGCCTCAAAGTGTGATTGGTTTTAATTGGCCATTATATGAAAACAGGAAGAGGATTCTGGAACGTAAGAAGGAAAAGATAAAGGCAGTAGAGCAATGGATTGATTCCATTGAGGACGGGCAGACCCGTTGTGTTTTTCGCATGAGGTACATAGATGATATGAACTGGGTGAAGATAGCTGCAAAGACTGGGTATAGGGGAAATCATGATTATCCAAGGCTCTATATCCGCGATAAATATTTAAAAGAGTCTGGAATTAAGTAAAAATATCGTTTATATCGATAATATCGATTTAGAATACAATTAGGTAAAAGGGTCTCCAACCGGAGGCTCTTTTTTAAACCCCGACAGGAATTTTGTTACCATTATTTGAGAGGAGATGGTAACATGAATAGTTTTATTAGCTGGATAGGTGGCAAGAAACTTCTGAGGAAAAAGATTTTAGAGCAATTCCCAGATCCAGAAACTTATAACCGGTACATTGAGGTGTTCGGTGGAGCCGGATGGGTATTATTTTCCCGAGACAAGCATGCGCCTATGGAGGTATTTAACGATGTAAATGGTGAGTTGATTAATTTATACAGGATAGTGAAACATCACCCGGAAGCCTTACATCAGGAATTGGAATGGCTGTTGATGTCAAGAGAACAGTTCTTTGATGAATTGAACCGTAATACTCTGGGCTTGACAGACATACAGAGAGCCGCGAGGTTCTTCTGTATAATCAAAGAGAGCTTCGGAGCAGATTGCAGATCGTTTGGTGTTAGACCAAGAGATATGCAGAAAACAATTAATTATTTGAAAGAGGTATCTGGCCGGTTAAACAAAGTCGTTATTGAAAATCAGGATTTTGAACGGTTAATTAAGACATATGATCGCCCTGATGCCCTATTTTACCTGGATCCGCCATACTATGAAGCAGAGAAGTATTATCCGGATCGGTTTAACCCAGAAGATCATCAAAGGCTGCGGGATTGCCTGGGCACTATAAAGGGTAAATTTGTATTGTCCTATAATGACTGTCAGCAGATCAGGAATCTGTATGAGGGATATACGGTCGTTGAGGTTGAGCGGTCGGACAATTTGGTAAACAAGAGAGAGAGCAGAAGGTATAAAGAATTAATTATTAAAAATTTTGAATAGAGATATCTGTACGGCGGTTGCCGGGTGTAACAGCCCGGTGACTGATTAACCCGGTTTATACTCTCCAAGACATTTTCTGGAGGCTAAGGCTCCTGGCTTATAGCTAGGGGCTATATTTATGTAAATTGATTGACAAATAAATATTATAATATTACTATTTATATATATTTTATTATCATAATCATATTTGCTTATTAGTATATTCAGAGGGGGGGAATATATATGAGTTCAATAGCATTCCTATCAGGTATTCATGGGGTAGGTAAGGGATATTTAGGGAAAAAAATATCTGAGTCTATGAATGTATCAGTTTATACTGCTAGTGATCTAATACGACAGTATGGTCAGCAGGCGATAGATGGTAAAATAGTTTCAAACATAAATAGAAATCAAGATTTGTTAATATCAGCAATTCAAGAAATTATTCCAAGTAATGAAGATTTTATTCTTGATGGACATTTGTGTTTAATCTCAAAAAATAATGAAATTAGTAGGATACCTAAAACAACATATGAAAGCATAGGATTGAAAATCATGATAGTACTTATGGACAATCCTAAAGAAATAGCAAATCGTTTGTTTAAAAGGGATAATAAAGTTTATGATGAAGCTTTCTTAGAGTCTTTTCAAGCGGAAGAGGTTAGATACGCAAAAGAGCTGTGTAATGAATTAAATATTGAATTACTGGTTTGTGAAATGGATGTTACTAAAATAGAAAATTTTATTAGAAAACATTTTTTGGGGGATAAATAAACATGGGGAACAATTTAGAGTATGAACGTTTTGAGGATATTAATTTACAAGATGATTTTTTTGATTCTTTAAAAGAAGATTATCGTGATTTTGAACAATGGTTTAATCGTAAAATAAATAACAAAGCATTTGTTCATTATGAAGGTGATAAAATAGATGGCTTTTTATATTTTAAATTAGAAAATGACAACGTAATGGATGTAGAGCCACCTATCTATGCTAAAAAAATTGTAAAGATCGGTACTTTCAAGATTAATCCCCATGGGACCAGGTTAGGTGAACGTTTTATAAAAAAGGCTTTGGATTTTGCAATTTCCCAAAATGCTGACTTATGCTATTTGACAATATTTGAGAAACATGAGGCTTTAATAAAATTACTTACTAAATATGGTTTTATATATTCTGGAATTAAAAACACTTCAGATGGTGGAGAATTAGTCTTAGTTAAAAATTTGAAAACTGTAAGTGGAAATATAGTATATGATTATCCTCTTATTAATACGAATGAAAGGCGAAAGTTTTTAACAAGTATATATCCTCAATATCATTCAGCTATGTTTCCAGATTCTATTTTAAAAAATGAAGATAGTAATATAATATCTGATGTCACATATACTAATTCTATTCATAAGATATATGTTTGCAGAATGAATGATATTAGAAATTTAAGAAAAGGTGATATTTTAGTTATCTACAGGACGAAAGCAGAAGGCAGGTCAGCAGAATATTCATCTGTTGCAACTTCAATATGTGTAGTCGAGAAAGTAAGAAATCAAAATGAATTTACAGATTTTGAAGAATTTTACAAATATGCAAGCAGATATAGTATCTTTGATAAGGAAGATTTAGAACACTGGTATTCAAAAGGTGGATGTTATGTTATTAAAATGTTATATAATGCTGCCTTAAAAAAGCGACCAACAAGAAAAACATTAATAGAAATGGTTGGATTGAATAGAGATATATATTGGGGATTTACTGCGCTTAATGATGAGCAGTTTGAAAGAATAATAGAGGTTGGTGAAATTGATGAAGGCATTATTATCTATTAAGCCTGTTTTTGTAGAAGAAATAATGGCTGGTAATAAGAGGTTTGAATATAGAAAAAGAATATTTAAGCAGGATGTTGACTCCGTAGTTATCTACGCCAGTATGCCAGTTGGAAAAATTGTTGGAGAGTTTAAAATAGGTGAAATTATCAATAAGTCGCCAAAAGATGTCTGGCAGGAAACAAAGGATTATTCAGGAATATCGTATCGTTTTTTTCAATCTTATTTTAAAGGCAAAAAAGAAGCTTACGCAATACAGATAAAAGAATTTGTTCCTTATGATATTCCAATAGATCCGTATAAAGATGATATTAATTTTGTTCCGCCCCAATCTTACAAGTATATATATGAAAATGACGTAAAATAACTATTATCACTTATAAAAAATTATTTAAGAGCACCTGTCGATTTTTAATGGATAGGTGTTTTCTTTTGGTAGATTTTAGATTATAATAATGTTATTGCGAGGGGGATTAATATGAAAAAACATAAAATATTAAAATTTATATTATCGTTAATTGGGTATACAATTGCATTAACAGTGTTTTATTTTATTTTTTTAATTGTTGTGGGTATTATATACAAAGGAAGTTTAACTGAAAGTTTTTACAAAGCGAGTTCTATAATATGGTTTGTTTTGTACCTTATATCATGGGTTTTAATTACAATAAATTATATTAATAGTAAAAAAAGTGAAATACAGAAATTAATTGATACAGAATTTAAATCGGAAGAGAAATATAGAGGACTTTATGAGCTTATTTTTAAAGCGTTACTATCAAAAAATGTTGAATATATTTCTCAATTCAATGGAATTAGAGCCGAATACATGTCTGATTTATTGTCTATTCCTATCATTGGTTTAATTTTTACTATCTATTTAAGAGTGGCTGACAATTACGATACATTATATTATGGTTTAAGTAATTTGTTAACATCAGCCCTAAAATCAGAAGATATGGAAATTTTGCCGATAGATACATTATACACAATTTTAATTTTAATAGTTGTATTAGGAGCAATAAATGCATTAATTATTATAGTTAACGAACATTACTTTTTAAAGGTGTATGAAGATGTTAAGAATGACTTTGCAAATAGAGATTTTAAATATGCTAAACTGATTTTTATTGATGATATAAAAAAAACAATAGAGATAAATGACATGGAAAACGAACCAAGTACGGAATTGAATAAATGCGAACAGAGGCTCAAGGATTTGATTGATTTGGCCGAAATGATTGAAGATGACATTGAGAAATTCAAAACTAGTCCTAATGAAGCAGTGAGATATAATGTACCACGTCATGAGGCATGGGTCAAACGATGTCGAGAAATAGATATACCTGAAACAGAATTGAAGTTGTTAAAGTTAAAAGAACATTAGAACAAATCTAATTAGAGGCGGCTAACCCCGTCTCTTTTTTGCTATTAAAATTAGCCAGATTGGAAGGTGAGGTGACCCGGAGGATCCGATTAATTTAAGTTTTTACGCGTTTTACTTATTGAAAGCGGCTCTCAATTTTTGATCAACGGATGTTTTTCCAAATGTCTGTTTTAAGTAAATAATACTTATAGATTTATTTCGCTAAATTTATTGTATAATTAGTAGCACAGACATATACTAAAGTATAAATTAATTCAAAGAATAAATATTTTAGGAGGTTATAAACATGAGAGATCGCGAACAACGCATACAGGAATATGAAAATAAGATAAAAGAGGAGTACGAGAATATAAAATTTTGTAATGAGTACAAGGAAAAAAATAATTATCCTCAGAACGAAGAAATTTTTCGTAAGCATATAGAGGCTTCGAAATCTACTATAAGCGTTTATCAAGAGGAAATTGATTATTTAAACAAAGATTAATGATTGGAGTATGGTTATTCATATTAGCAGCAGAGAGAGGCGGTGTCCCCGCCTTTTTTAATACCACAAATTAGCAAAATTAGAAGGGGCGTAATATTTATGGCAAAAGGAAAATATGAATACTGGTTGACGCCTGATGGATTGCTACTACTTGAATCCTGGGCAAGAGACGGTTTGACAGATGAACAGATAGCACATAATTTGAATATTACCACTTCCACTTACTATGAATGGAAAAAGAAGTATCCGGAGATATCGGAGGCCCTAAAAAAAGGTAAGGTAGTTGTTGACATTCTTGTGGAGAATGCTCTCTTGAAAAGGGCGCTTGGTTATTCATTTAATGAAGATAAGTATGTTACCGTTCCTTTGGAGCAGGCAGAGTATTTTGGAAAGCTCGATGAATACATGAACAAGTATAAATACGAGCACCCAGATGCCACGGATTCAGAGCTGATGCTGATTAAAGAGCAATTTCCCAAAACTAAAATCATGTTGGTTGAAAGAAAGGTTAAGGATGTAGCACCGGATACGACTGCCCAGATATTTTGGCTTAAAAACCGTAGACCTGATATATGGCGAGATAAGCAGAATGTGGAATTGTCCGGTGAGGTCAATACCAATAATCCTTTTGAGGGTCTCACAACAGAAGAATTAAGGAAGCTGATCCATGGTGGATAGGGAAAATATTATCAGAGGTGCAAAGATAGAACTTGCCAGAAGGGAGTTCTTTTTTTATTGCAATCTAAAGGCTCCGGATTTTTACAAGGAAGACCGCCAATATCTGCTGGATCTTTGTAATGGTTTTCAGGACTTTATCGAGTCAGATGATGAGGTCCTGATTGTGAACGAACCTCCCAGACACGGAAAAAGCCGAACGGCAGGTCTTCTGGTAGAGTGGGTATTGGGGAAAGATCAATCACAGAAGATCATGACCGGATCCTACAATGAGACGCTTTCCACAATGTTCTCCAAAAACGTCCGCAACGATATTCAGGAGGTCAAAGCCGATAAGAGTAAGGTTGTCTTCTCCGATGTGTTTCCAGGAGTAAGAATAAAGCAAGGCGATGGTGCCATGAACCTATGGAGTCTGGAAGGTGGATATAACAATTATCTGGCCACTTCCCCGACCGGTACAGCAACCGGCTTCGGCGCTTCCCTCTTAATTATAGATGACCTTATCAAAAATGCAGAAGAAGCCAACAATGAGCTCACTAAGGAAAAGCATTGGTCCTGGTTCACAGACACCATGCTCTCTCGTCTGGAAGAAGGCGGTAAGATCATTATTATCATGACCCGGTGGGCGAGTGATGATCTTGCAGGGCGTGCGCTGCAGCATTTTAAAGAAGCCGGCGCAAAAGTCCGCCATATTTGCATGAAGGCACTGATAAACCCTGAAACGCATGAAATGCTTTGCCCTGAGGTATTATCCTATAAATCCTATCAGGCTAAAATAAAAGCTATGGGTCCTGATATTGCTTCTGCGAACTATCAGCAGGAGCCAATTGATCTAAAAGGAAAGCTCTATACCGGTTTTAAGACCTACAGTGGAGAGCTGCCAGAGTTTAAAGAGATCCGTAATTATACCGATACGGCTGACACCGGGGAGGATTACCTGTGCAGTATAAATTATGGCGTTACCTTTGCTAATGAGGCTTATATCCTTAATGTCCTATATACAAAAGAACCTATGGAAATTACGGAACCGGCTGCGGCAGAGATGCTTTATTCGGATGAGGTTGATGTTTCTAAGATTGAATCCAACAACGGCGGCCGTAGCTTTGCCCGGAACGTGGAACGGATCCTTCTGGAGAAGTTTGATTATAACCATACCACAATTAAATGGTTCCACCAGAGCAAGAACAAGCAGGCCCGGATCTACTCTAACTCTGCCTGGGTAATGCAGCATATTTATTATCCCGAAGATTGGAGAAACCGTTGGCCAGATTACTATAATGCTATGAACCGATATCAGCGGGAAGGTCAGAATAAACATGATGATGCTCCCGATGCCACCACAGGAGTTGCAGAGAATTGTGGTAAAAAGTCAGGAATATCTATATTCAAATAAGGCAGGTGAGAAAAATGAATGATGAAAAGCCCAATATGGATGTGGTAAAAGAGCTGATCAGGAGCCGGACCCGTTGGCACAGGCAACATGTGAAGCGCTGCCAGGAAGCTGACCGGTACTATAGAAATGAGAATGATATACTCAAATATGGAGTAAGAGGACAGGAATTCGGTCCCTTAAGAAACGCAGACAACCGGATTCCGCGCAACTTCCATGGGCTTCTTGTAAATCAGAAGGCGGCTTACATGTTTACGGCTCCCCCTCTGTTTGATATTGGTAAGGAAGATGCTAATAAGAAGATTGCAGATCTTCTGGGAGACTCTTATCCAAAGCTGTGTAAGGACTTATGTGTTAATGCATCAAACCATGAATGCTCCTGGATCCATTATTGGATTGATGATGGTGGTAATTTCTGTTATGGCATAGTAAACTCAGAACAGATTATACCTGTGTATAGTAGCGATCTGAACCGGACACTGGTTGCTGTACTAAGAACCTACAAAGACACTGACTTTTCAACAGGAAAGGAAATCACCATCTGGGAGTACTGGGATAAGGAGAGCTGCTACAGCTATTATCGTCAGAGCAACACAATTTCAACCGTGGGACTTTCGGAATATAATGTGTTTCCAGGTACTCCGGAAGATGGAGAAGCAGAGAATGGTAATGTATTTCTGCATGGATGGGAAGAAGTCCCATTCATTCCCTTTTATAACAACAACATATCCACCAATGATCTGGTGAACATTAAGCCGCTGGTAGATGCCTATGACAAGGTATTTACCGGCTTTTTAAATGATCTTGAGGATATTCAGGAAGTAATCTTCATCCTGACTAATTATGGAGGAGAGGATAAAAAGGAGTTCATAGACGATCTTAAAAAGTACAAAATGATTAAGCTTGATGATGATGGTGACAATGGCGGAAAGACAGGCGTGGAGACTTTGACAATCAGTATTCCCATTGAGGCCAGAGAAAAGTTTCTGGAAATGACCAGGAAAGCCATTTTCGAGCAGGGACAAGGCGTGGATCCGGATCCGCAGAAGTTTGGTAACTCTTCCGGGGAGGCGCTGAAATATTTGTATTCCCTTTTGGAGCTGAAAGCTGGGTTAATGGAAACCGAGTTTAAACTGGGTTTTGGTAAGTTGGTGCGTGCAATTTGTAAGCATATCGGAACTCAATGTGATCAGATTATACAGACATGGACCCGTTCTGCTATCCGGAGCGATTCTGAACTTGCTGAGATATGCGAGAAGAGTGTAGGAGTCATTTCCAACAAAACTATTTTAAAAAATCACCCCTTTGTAGAAAATGCAGATGAAGAAGAAAAACAGCTGGAAAAAGAAAAAAAGAAGGCTGCTGAAGAAGAGGATGAATATAAAAAGGCATTTGAAAAGCAGGCAGAGGAGGATCAGGGCGGTGAGTTAAATGGCGAAGAGGAATAGTTCCTATTGGAAAGAAAGAATGGCAGCGCTGGAGGACGAGCGATACAGTCAAAGTACGGCATACTACCGGGATCTGGAAAAGCAGTTTAATGAAGTTTCTAGACTCCTGCAGATGGACATTGAACGATGGTATAACCGGCTGGCAAATAACAACGGAGTAAGTTATGCCAAAGCAAAAAAGCTACTTAAGGAAAATGAACTGGAGGAATTTAAGTGGACTGTCAGGCAGTACATAAAAGCGGGAAAAGAAAACGCTGTTGATGAGCGCTGGTTAAAACAACTAGAAAATGCCTCTGCAAAGT